CTCCTCAGACTACTTTTACTATTTATCGTAAGTTGGCAGAGCGTTCGTATCGTCCCTTTGTTTGGCCCGCAAGATACCCAAGAGGAAACAATATTACCCAGTACGAAGGACTTTTAGCACCAGAAGTACAGGCAGATATAGATAATGGAGCAGAAGAATGGGCTCCTACAGATGATCGGTTTACAGACGACGATTTACTCGAAAGAGAAGCGTCTATGGGTCGATCTAACTACATGTTACAGTTTCAATTAGACACAAGCTTATCAGATGCAGAAAAATTCCCACTTAAGATGGCTGATCTCATTGTTACTAGCGTTAACCCTGATACTGCACCCGAAAACGTTATATGGTGCTCAGATCCAGCCAATGTCATTAAAGACGCACCCACAGTTGGATTACCGGGGGACTATTTCTATTCACCTATGCAACTGCAAGGAAATTGGGAAGGATATGACGAAACCATTTGTAGCGTTGACCCATCAGGAAGGGGTACAGATGAAACAGCGGCTTGTTATCTATCCCAACGCAACGGAATCATCTATTTGCATGAAGTGCGAGCCTACAGAGACGGGTACAGTGATAATACCTTGCTCGACATCCTTAGAGGATGTAAAAAGTACAATGTATCAAGCTTGGTTATCGAAACAAACTTTGGAGATGGAATCGTAAGTGAATTATTTAAAAAACATCTTATACAGACGAAACAAAACATATTTATTGAAGAGGTACGAGCAAATGTCCGCAAAGAGGACCGGATTATTGACAGTCTTGAACCTATCCTTAACCAGCATCGTCTTGTTGTTGATCGTGGGGTTATCGACTGGG